ATTTAAGAGCTATGACTCCAGCAGTTTGGAAAGTCCAGAGCGAGACACCACTTCGAAAAGCACAGGTCAGGTTCTATTGCCAGCCTTGCGCCGATGAAGCACAGAACTGGCCAGATGGCACATTTTACTCATTAAAAGAACAGTTAGACGATGCGATAAGTAATTTCGCAGGGAGAGAGAAGTTAAATGTCGAATTACCTTGATGATTATGTTTCAGTTCAAGACCGATTGAAGGAGTTTATAAATGCTTATCCAGATTATCGAATCAAGACTCATATCTTGGCGGAGTCGCTTGTGGCTAATTGTGATGTCTATATCATTAAAACTGAGCTATATCGCACTGAAGCTGACGCACATCCTTGGACTACAGGTTTATCCAGTGAGTCTAAATCCAAGCAATATGCACTCGAGCTTGCGGAAACTGGATCGTTGGGACGCGCACTTAACCTCGCTGGATACTTCGCTAAGACTAAACAAGGCCCAAAGAAGGCAATTGAAACGACTAAGCCAGCTCTTGCGGAATTCATAAAAGAGCAACGCCCTAATGACCCTGAGCCAATTGTCTGGGATGTTGCACAGATAACTAAAGAATTCGGTGCTGAGATAATTGATGAAATACCGCTCTGCTCTGGTGGCGATGGACCAATGGTCTTAAAGCAAGGCACTAAGGAAGGCAAGGAGTATAGAGGTTGGGTTTGTCCAACACCTAAATCTGGTCATCCTGCTAAGTGGATGCGTATTGGTTCAGATGGGCATTGGGTCTTTCAGAAATGAAGCAAGATGCCCATCCATTTATCTGCTCAAATTGCAAGCTAGTTACTCCGCATATTGAGTTGCATAAATACGATTCAACAGATATTGCTGAAGCACCTGAAGAAGTCTGGCTAGTCGAATGCCAAAGGTGCTTTATGCAAAGAATCATTTATCCAGCAGATCGCGTAACTGCCAAAGAGGACGATATTGTTCGGTGCGACCAATGCGGTAAATGGAAGATGAAGGCAGCAAAGTGTCGAATATGCCGATTAGCTGCTGGATTGGAAGAAATATCAGAACGCTATTGGACTGGTAATGAAACGAAGGAAAGACCTTACAATGCCGCTTTATGAATATCGCTGCGATAAATGCGATGCGACAAAAGAGCAATACCAGCCTATAACCCTAAGAAATCTAGTAATCTGCGATAATTGTAGCGTTGCAATGTGGAGAGTCTGGAGACCCAATCCAATCCACTTTAAAGGCGAAGGCTGGGCAGGGAAGGACAAATGAGCAAACCCCATTCTATTAGATATATCCGTCAGCTGATGGAATGGGGATTTGATAAAGAGTTTATTGCAAAAGATTGCGGTATCAACCTAGAATCGCTTGAAACTAGGTTAAGAAGGGCTAAAGAAAGGGAGCGCAGGAATGGGAATCAAGGAACTGAGTTTGGAACTAGCGGCAGTCAGCCTAATAGCTGATGAGGCTAAAAAGGCTAAGGATAGGTTAAGAGCTGCACTACAGACAGAGATGGACAAGATAGGAGCAGACAGAGTTAAGGCTGAATATGGTGATGATGTTATTGCTTATGTGACTACCAGTAAGCCTAAATTTAAATGGGTCATCAAGTCAGATAAGCGATTTGTTGATTGGGTTAAAACTAATATCCCAAGCGAAATAGTTGAATCGGTCAGAGAATCATCAGTTGATGCGATATTGGATAAATTCAATTATCTGGACGATATGGTTATTGATCCAAATGGTGAAGTAATTGATTGGTTAGAAGGCAGTCAGTCAGAGCCTTATCTAATGACTAAATTCCATAGTGATGGCAAAGAAACGCTGAAAAACGCGTTTCAATCAGGCCAGTTAGAGTTTAAGAAGATATGGGAATTGGAATGAAAGATGATATTTATCCAATCTGGAGAGATGTAGATGATCATATTGATATGCCAGATGGTGTGGATATGAAACACCGCTCTGAACAGGACTTATGTTAAATCGACTTGACTTAGGTGCTACACTCTCGCCACAGTGCGGGCGCGCAGCTGGCCCTGCAACAGAGGTTGAGGGGGGCCATTGCCTTCGCTTGATAGCGACAGGCGTTATAGCTGCTTTACTATTAATATTTAATCCAAAGCCAGCAAATGCAGATATGAATCTAAAGCTTTATGCTTACAATAAAATGGATTGGTCAGAATTCCAATGTTATAACTGGTTAATTTATAAAGAGAGTAGATGGAATCCAAAGGCTCGTAATGGCTCACATTATGGGCTTGGTCAGATGCGTTCTACTTGGTATAGAGACCTTAGCCCTAGGCAGCAAATAGATGCACATATCAAATACATAAGACATAGATATAAATGCGCTTGCGATGCATTGCAACACTTAGAGACTAAGGGCTGGCATTGAGCAGACGCTATAACTCCAGCTACTATCAAAAGACAAGACTTCAAGTGCTTCAAAGAGATTACAACACCTGTCATTACTGCGGCCTTGAAGCCACTACAGTTGATCACTTAATACCTATCAGCAAGGGTGGCACTGATGAAGCTTCTAATATGGTGGCTTGCTGCACTCAATGCAATAGTTCTAAGCGCGATCGTATGACCCCTACCTTTTTTGAGCGCGCCAGCAGACCCACGACCCCCATTGGGAAGATTTTCCCTGAAAATGGCTCGGCTAGGCACTATTCAGAATGAAAGAGATTGCTCTGGCTGAATTGGGTGAGATTGTCCGAATTAGGGACGAATCGACTTACCGAGGTGTGCCAGAACCCAGAATCCACACTAAACTCAATGATTACCCCTCATATGGCGAGCAAATGATTAAATTCTGCGAGGAAATTGGCTTTACTTTGATGCCTTGGCAACAATGGCTGGCTCACCATACTTTGAAATACAAACCAGACGGGAGATGGTGTCATCCAGTGGTAACCCTTTTATGCGCGAGACAACAAGGAAAATCGACCTTTATGGCCCTTCAAATCCTATTTAGAATCTATGTTTTGAAAGAAAAGCTGCAAGTCCATACGGCTCATAAGCTAACTACTTCAGCGGAACTATTCTATAAAATCTATGGAATTATTGAACAGAATCCAAGGCTAGCTGCTGAATTTACAAAAAAACTAGAAAGTAAAGGCTTTCAAGAGCTTCAATTTACTGAAGGCCGTCGATACATCGTCCGAGCCAATAACTCGGCTGGTAGAGGTATTGCAGCCCCTGAAACGATACACCTAGACGAAGCTAGAGAGTATAAAGATGAGGATGTCTGGTCTGCTCTTAGATATACGCAAATGGCTTCAGCCAATCCTCAAATATGGGTTTATTCAAATGCTGGAGATCAACACAGCATCGTTCTAAATAAACTTAGAGAAAGAGCAATGGCTGCGATTTTCGGTGGCAATGATGATATTGGCTGGTTTGAATGGTCAGCCCCTATTGGTATTAAATTCGATAACTCACCAACTTTCTGGTTAGGTGTCTGCCAAGCCAATCCATCACTTGGCATCACAGTCCATCCAGACAATATAAGAGCTGTATTGTCAGACCCCGAAGATATTGTGCGCACAGAAGTCTTATGTCAATGGGTCGATACTATAAACCCAGTTATCAATCCGTCGCAGTGGGAAAGTTGCAAAGTTGAGGGACTTCGACTCAACCCTGAAGCAGATACTTGGCTGGCTATTGATCTTAGCCCTAGTAGAAAAGAAGCTGCGTTAGTAGCAAGTCAAAGACTTGAAGGCGATAAATTTCAAGTCATATTGCTGCAGACTTGGCATAACCCTGCCAATCTGGACGATAAAGCGATGGCTAATGATGTAGCCGAATGGGTTAGAAAATATCCAGTTCAACTAGTTGCTTATTCAGCCAAAACGGCGTCAGCGGTCGCAGCTAGGTTAGCCCCTGCTGGAATAAGAGTCGAGCCAATAGACGGCCTTGATTATGCCCAAAGCTGCGATGAATTATTGGGAGCTATTTCATCTCAGCGGTTAGCTCACTCGGGACAGGAAGAGCTGACCAAACAATGCCTATCCGCCGTCAAGTTACCCTTTGGAGACGGCGGTTGGGTAATGGGTCGCAAAGTAAGTAATACAACAATCTGCGGAGCAATTGCCTCGGCTTTAGCGACACATTATGCAACGATGGCTGAAACTGGCGTAGATATTCAAATACTGTAAGTCCGTTCGCTTACAATGTAAGCAATGGGTG